TCTTTCGGGTTTCAAGGTAACCCCTGTGTTCTAAAGTTAATAATCTTTTACGTAACCGGGAGGTAAAATAAGTTTTTCTTCTTTGTTTGGTTTCAATACAACTCGCAAAGAGGTATCCATCGGATTATTACTTGCATGAACTTCAATCCGTTTGATCTCCTCTAGGTAACCTTTTTTTGTCATGATGTAAATCTTTGCATCGCTGACTGCATTACCTCTACGACCTTGTTGTCCTTCAGTAAACTTTTCTAAATACTCTTGCAGGTGTTTGACGTACATTATTTTGCCACCTGACGACTTAAATCTTCTATCACTTTTTTATAACCATGCAATAAATTTTCTAATTCTATGCACTTTGATTTATATTGTTTTAATTCTTGTATCTCTTGTCGTAACATTTTGATTAATTGCTTATAGCCTTCATCGTCTTTCATATTGACTTTATAGGATAGTTACCTTAAATTGTCAATCATGGGATTACCAAAGAGATTAACAGAAATGCAAATGAAATTTGCAGAATATTATGTGTTCGGTGATGAAAACGGACCTATGACTAAAACAGAGGCAGCAACCAGAGCAGGATACAGCGCAAAGAGAGCTAGACAGGAAGGGTCAGAACTTACAAACCCAAAACTATC